TCTTTTCCTTTATGATTTGTTCAAGTTTGAATAAGTCTTCAATAATGTCCAGTTTGATATAGCTTTCAGAGATAAAGCCAACATCCAAATCTTCTTCAGTTTCTAATCCCTTCTTTACCATCATTTGTCTTTTCTTTAATTCAGAAAATTGATTTTCTCTGTCTAAATATAAAACATTTCCTTTGGAAGTATTGAACTTATCAAACAAAGGGATTCCCAAAGAGATTGAATCTGCAACAATTAGGCTAATCCAGCTTTTAAAAGTGGCCTGCTTTCCGCCTAAAATAATAATTCCTTTATTGTTTAAGATTCTATCAATCCGCCAGTTAATATCTTTTTCTACATAATCTTTTAATTCTTTGTCCCACATAAATTTGATTTCATCCTTTATTTGCAAAGGAGGATTATCATTAAGAGATTTAATTGGTTCTGGTTCTTTCAATCCATATTTTTCTTTAGCAATCTTAATTGCTGCAATTGCTTTATTTCCTCTTAGTGAACCTCTTTGGGCTTCAGAGCAATCAATAATCCCTTCTTTAACCGCAATAGCTGAAAGAGAACCACCACCGGAATTACATCTAAAGCAATGCCATAAATTCTTTGAGGGATTAATCCAAAAGTTTGTTCCATTCTCGCTTCCGTGAATTGGATGGCTTCCATAATATTCACTTCCATGTTTCTTTAATCCTGAAGTTCCCCAAATGTCTGAAACATTTAAGTCATCAATTGCTGACTGTTCTTTTCTTTCTTCTCTTTTGCTTTCTTCTGATTGTTCCAATCCCTTGATAAAATTCTTTAATGAGTAAAAGATTTCATCAGCTCCAATGGAAATGATGGGGTTGTCTTCTTTTACTTCATAAATATTTCCGTTGGGATGAATTGAGCCAGGAGCAACAACTTGTGTTCCATAACTCTGAATCTCTCCTAAGTGAATTTTATCTTCTGTTTCTAAAATAACCTTTTGTTTCAAATCTGGAATAAAGAAGTAATTGTGAGTTCCCCCGCTTCCGGTTTTGACTCTAAAGGTTTTTGGGAAGATTCCTTCAACGACTGTTTGGAGGATTTCATTATCGCAATCTATAACTGCAAGATTTTCATATCCACATAAAACCCCATAATTTTCTTCTGGAAGATATTGCTGTATTTCTTGAGAAGTATAAGGCTTATTAGTCCAGTCTTTTTCAAATGGTTTCTTTGTTCCTTTCTTTATTCTGCAAAACTTCAATCTTTCAAGCTGCTTTGGTATCATCTTTTTTATCCTCTTTTAACCAATCTAAAGTAATTTCTTTTAGCTTCTTATTTATCTCTTTATGGAGTTTCATGTGGCAATCATTCGTAAGATTTTCACGACAAAGCATAATTCTTCCGTCTGCATCTGTTCCTCCTAATCCTTTTGGAATGATATGATGGTTCTCAACTAAACTTTCTTGATATGTTTGATGACACTTCTCGCAAGTTCTTTTAAATTCACTTTTTGGAGTATCAGTATAATAACCCACTATTCTTTTACCTCCTTGAATTTTTCAAAAGAAGTAATTTCCATGAAATAGACAAAGACTTCGCCGACATATCGGTCAAGAATTATTAGATGTTTATCTGAATGTTCAATAATTAGTCCATTATAGAATTGCAGATCTCTCGTTTCTATGTGAACTTTTATTTTATTATCCTGATAGAATGCAACCTTTTCAATTTCATTTCCTTTCATAAGTGTAATAAGAAAAAAGGATTTTAAGTATTTAGTGTTATTATCTGAAAGTGAAACATATAGAAAACAAGATTAAAACAAAAGCGAAACATTAATAAAGGTGGTTTGTATCTATTTGTTATGGCACGATTAAGAGAAGTCGGAAAATATGGAAACAGCTTTGTTATAAAGTTAATTCCTGAAGACATTCAAGATTTAGAATTAGAGTTGGGAGATAAATTAGATATTGAAGATGCTATGATAGTAAAGAAGAGGAAACAGAAATGATATTTCTAATAAGTAAATTTGAAGGAGGTTTTAAACAATGGAAGCACAAGACAAGCTTGATAAGCAAATTGGAACGAAGGAATCTGTAAAACTGCAGCCCGGAACTTTTACTGTCAAATCTGTTTCAGTTAAACAGGTTAAAAGAAAGACAGGCGAAGTTGTAGGCGATAAGGTAGTTATCTCCATCAACCATCCAGATGCTCAGGACTTAGTTGCTCTGTCTTCAGTTTTATACCTTAAGAACAGGTCAGTTAAGCAGTCAGCATTATGGTATCAGGAAGATGCCGATAAGAACATCCCAAAGAGTTCCGCACTTGCAGAGACTATGAAGTTCTACAAGATTGCTACAATAAGAGCTTTTGAAGGCAAGACGATTAACACCGAACTCGATGAGAAAGGTTATCTCTGCATCAAGGCTTACTAAACTTTATTCCCCCTCTTCCTTAGAGGGGATTCATACTCATTCGCCCAACAAGGCGAAAACAAAAAACAAAATGGAAACTAAAAAGATAATTCTGTTATCAGTAAGCATCTTAAATTTAGTAGGACAGATATTAAATCTTGCTCTATTGGCAAATTCCAATCTTAATTTATCAATGGCTTTAAGCATAATTTCATTAATAATATCATTTGCTGTTGGTGCTGTTGCTATTGCTGCTGTTGGTGCTGTTGCTATTGCTATTGCTGTTGCTGCTGTTGGTGCTGGTGCTGTTGCTGTTGCTGCTGTTGGTGCTGTTGCTGTTGCTGTTGCTATTGCTGCTGTTGGTGCTGTTGTTGTTGGTGTTGCTATTGCTGCTGTTGGTGCTTTATGCTCTGATTGTCAAAGTAAAAAACTAAACACGGAGACCGCAATTCCTCCCAACCCTAAAGGGATTATATGAAAGTCGCGATATATTGTAGAGTTTCTACCGAAGAGCAACATGCAGATAAGCAGGAATTAATTTGTAGAGAAGATTGCCAAAGAAAAGGATATGAGATTTTTCATGTTTATAAAGATGTAATCTCAGGATCAACTTCTTCTCGTCCTGAATTCAATCAGCTTCTCGAAGATATGAGGCACTATAAGTTTGATGCTATTATGGTAACAAAGTTGGATAGACTTGGAAGAAGCCTGAAACATCTTATAGACTTGATTGAAGAATTCGATAAAAGAGGAATTCATTTTATTGCAGTTACCCAGAATATAGATACTACTTCTGCAACTGGAAAATTGCAACTTCATATTATGGGTGCCTTTGCTGAATTTGAAAGAAATATTATTTCAGAGAGAACAAAAGAAGGGTTAAGGAAAAAGAAAGAGGGAAAGAGGGGAAAGGATAAGAAACCTAGAAGAAGGAGGGGGGGTCTTAAAAAACCATTAGATATATTAGGATAGTAATGACTTATTAACGGACGTTTTTAACATGGCACTTAAAGGAAAATCCAATGAAGCTGCAAGAAACCTAGTCAAGAACTATAGGCGCTTAGGTTTTAGAAAGTTCTTTCAGGCATGGGGAAGAGGAATAGAAGGAATCACCCCCTTCCAGCAGGTAAAAGGAGAATTAAAAGGTCAGGTGATAATTCTTGTGGGAACAATCTGGGGAGTAATCTATATGGGAATGATTTCATCAAAAGCTCATACATGGTGGGTTTTCGTGATGCTTGTAGGCGGGCTTATTGTCTTATTATTCACAATGGTCGGAACAATGCAAAAGTATATGAGGTTAAGGATACAAGATAAGATGGTGAAAGAGGCCATGCAAAACTAATGGGATTAATGGATATCTGGGATTGGCTAGTCGAGCAATTTTCTGATACATGGGAAATAACAGTTGATACTTTCTCGGGCCTGTTTTCCAATCTTAATGAATTTTCCATTCCGGGAATAGTTGGGGGAATAGTCTGCGTAGGATTTATTTATCTGGTAAGAAGCTATACGATTACCCCTTTCCTTAAATACATGCCAAGCTTATTGGGAAGGATCATCACTCAATTCTTTACTTATATCATCTGCTTCGCGGCTGGTTACATTTTTATAAAACATGCTTTTGAACAATGAAGAAGATATTTGCAGATTTATCAAAAGACTTGAAAGGAGGAAGAAATAAATCATGAGTGAATGGTCTGAGCGTTTCAAACTCGCGCTTCATAATCGAATCAAGAAAGGGACTGTAGAAATAAAAGACCTACCTGATGGCGGAATGATTCTTATAAAAGGAAGAAAATTTGTGAAGGAGAAAACAACAAGAAAAGGAAGATTAATTCCTGCTCACTGGAGGGGCCGATATAGAATAATAAATCCCCCTGTAGTCGAACAGGAAGATGGCAGCCTGAAATTCATCCCAGTCAATTTTCTTTTCAACGGATGGGGAAATCTCTGGAAACTCATAGGAATAGTTGCAATAGCTGCAATTGTCTTTTCGTCAGTTCATGGCCTATTTGTACAATATGCGAAGCTGACGACAAATATCTGCTACACTTCCTGCTTCAGCCATCTCGGGACTGCGCTGGTCAATAACGGATCGGTTTTGCATTAAGAATTTAGTCGCTAAGTCGGGCTAAGTACAGCAATTTTTTATTTTTTTTATCTTTATTTCCTCTTTCTTTGTTCTGAATTTAACACTATTATATAATTAATTTAAACATTGAAAATTAACCCGCTTTAACGCTTTTTCCGACGATTGCCATTCTTTAACCGCGATTTTTTCTTTTAATGAGGGGCACAGGAGGAGGTTCGATTCCTTTCTTGGGCTCGGGGGCATCGGAATCACCAAATTTGGCGCAGATATTGCGGATTTGGATAAAATCAAGGTTCATATCATAATCATCGAGGAGATTAGCCAGCTGTCGATAAGTTAATTTAAGTTGTTTTCTTAAAGTATATATCGCTATGTTCCTTTGGTTCATGTATTTGACTTGTCCAGCACTCATAGGACTCTTTTCAACTTCCTGAAGGACATCCTCTTTTCTTTTTCTATATTTTTCTTCCATATTTTCTCCCAAAGCAAACTTTCCATAGAATCTTCCCATGAATCTTGTATGAACCTTCTTGAAATAATAAGAGTATGTTGCTTTGCCAAGCATGTAAAGAAGTTTTTTCTTTCTTTTATTATAAACCTTGAAATATCCCCTCTTATTTTTAACTTCATAGACATGGATGAGAATTATTGACCTAAAAAGCGCTGCATATTTGTCGAGGAGAAAGAAAGTAGGCAAAACGATGATTACAAAAAGATTTTTCTGCCTCATTTGCATCATAAGGCTTATAAGCGCCCTATTTATTCCAGAAAGTGAAGCTCTTGAAGACAATCCTGTAAATGCTTCATCATAGATTATGCATTGTCCTTTATTTGCCTTGAAGACAGCATCCCTGAATTCTTCAGGAGTGAAAACAATTCTGTTTAAGTTTAATGAAGGATCGACATATTTCCCGATTTGAACAGCAAGAGTTGATTTCCCTGCTCCTTCATCGCCATCAAGAAGAATAATCCTGTCTTTATCCTGCTGTTTTAATGCGGGGATAATTCTCTTATCCAACTTTTCCTTTAATTTGTCTTCTATATAATAAGAAACAGTTTTCCCATTTTCGATTGGAGTCTCATGAACTGCCATTTAATCTTTCCTTACCAGTCATCCTCTTCATCATCCTGGAACTTCGTCCCTTTCCCTAACTCGTTCTCAAGTCTCTTCAAGAAAATTTCTTTTCTGCTGAGAATCTGGTATTGCTTGTTCTTTTTTTCTATCTCTTCTTTCGTGATTCTCTCGAATCCGTTAGAAGAATAAAAATCCGTCAATGCTCCTTCTTTTGAAAGTTGTTCATTGAATTCATTATATTTCTCTTGCTTGGTTTCAAACTTCTTTTCTGCATTTTCAGAATTTTTCCCTTTTTCAAATCCAATGTCTCTCGCCAATTCTCTCCAGATTGCATCTAAATCTAAATTCCACTGATTGAGCATTCCACGACAGGAGTGAGCATTTGCATCTTTCCAGATCAAGTCAAGCCTCACATTTATGAAAAAAGAGGTATTGTATTTTGACAAGGAAATCTCGGATTCCTGAACAGCAGGCATAGAATTATCAAAAGCCATTCCTTTTTATTGTCTTTCAACTTTAAAAAACTTTATAAAGTAGCGGGATATAAATAAATCATGGTGATTCATCAGAATTTTCTAGAAATTGCTGGAAATCTGCCTATTGTAGAGGAGGATAGATGTCCAAATGTTAGGAAATTTGTTAATAGGATTTTTAATCATTGTAGTTGGTGTAAATTTAGCTCCTATAGTAGCTAGCACTGTTGCCGGTGCGGTTTATATTGGTGGAAACACCTCTAATCCGAACCCAAACATGTCTGGTGCTGCAGGAACAGTATTAAATTTGACTACACTATTCTACAACCTTGCCATCGCAGTAGCTGCAATGGATATTGCTGTTGTAGGATTAAGACAGTCAGGTTTAATGATGTAAATTCATCCTACTAAACCAAATGATTAACGAAAAAAAAGGAAACAGGTTGTTTTTGAAATCATTTAGTTTCCTTTTTCTGCTTCTTTTATCGATTTTTTTAGTATCAGCTTCTTATGGATACAATAATCCCTCGACAAATAATAATTCTTATGGGTATAATTCTCCGAATGCAGTGATTTCTTCAACCTCTTCCAGCGGAAATATTACAAATAATAACAATTACTATAATATAACGCAGAATACAACAAACAATATTACAAATAATATTTTTAACAATGTCTTCGACCAAATTTTAAACACTACTTCCAATGTTTCTTTTGCCAATCTTAATCTTACAGGAAATTTCACAGCATTGAATATCACGGGAACTTATCTTTTTGGAAATGGACGATATCTTACAGGATTGAATCAAACGAATGCTTCTTATCTTACTACTGAAACAAACTGGAATGCAAACTATTCTAATTTTTCAAATCTTTATTCCAATTTTGTAAATTATATGGGTAATAGCACTTTCGCAACTTGGGTTAACGTAATTAACGGGACAGCAATAACTTTCTTGGATAATTCAACAAATAATCAGACTCGTAATATCAATATCTCAAATCCATTGGCACAGGACTATTTTAATATTTCAAATCAGACAACATCAGAATTTGTGGTATTGGGCTCAAGCGGAAAGATTGGAATAAATACAACAACGCCCCAGAATGCTCTTAATGTAATGGGTGGATTGAATATTTCAAATATAAATGGATTGAATTCTTTTGTCATCAACGAAACTACGGGTTTTGTAGGAATAAACACTACAACTTTAAGTTCTACAAGTTGGGGTTCAACTCTCAATATATTTGGAAATAGCTCTTTCAACTATACTTATACAAACACGACTGCAAATTCTTCTGTTAATTATACTGCAGAAAATATCCTTGCTTCAAGATGGATGGCGGTAAACAGCTTCGATGCTGGAAATCTTGTAGGATTGAATCTCTCTGTATTAAGAGGAACCAGCCTAAATGATAACGGGACAATGAATGGCTCGAGTTACTGGTCAGGGCTATTTGGGGAAGTGATAAATTACGGATTCAGCAACATGACTGGAGGGCTTATAAACGGGAATACAACTAACGCTTACGGGCTATTTATACAGCCTTATCTGCAGACTGGAAACATTACGAACATGTATGATTTGTTTATAGGAAATCTCACTAATACGGCTTTAGTTAATTTCTCTGGTGGAATAATTACTAACTTCTGGGGGATTTACGAGAACAGCACAGCTACGAATTACATTGCAGGGAATACTACAATAAATAACAATGTTAATATTACTGGGCAAGGAAACATAACCCTATCTGCTAATAGTATGATCCAACTTACTGTGAATACAACTGCTTTGATATGTGGTGCTTCATCAAATGGGACTATCGCAAGAAACGCCACTGGATTGATTTATTGCAATGGCACTAATTCATGGTGGTATTTAGGAACCCCACACGGATAAAATGGTAAATAATAAAATAGATTTCGGATGGGATGATTTTTTATTCTTATTTGGAATATTCTTTCTTGCTGCTTTTGCTGTCTTTTGCTTAATCCCTGCAAGTTCTGGCTCAATATTAAATGTTCCGCATTTCATAGGATGAAAAATAAATTATTAATCTTGATGCTTGGAATTGCCCTGATTTCGGTAATGGGAATCGGATTTGGTTCTGCTTCTATTTCTTCAATTAATACATACTTCCCAAATACTTGCGTGCAGATAATACAGACATGCAACAACAACTGCACATTCAATAATATCTCATCAATCCTTATAACAAATCCAACCAATCCGGAGATAGACCAATATTCTCCAAATCTGGTTCTAAATTCCGTTGATAATATAACTTACTCTTACAGGGATTGTAATACTTCACTCAATGGAATCTATGCTGTAAATGGATATGGAAACGATCAGGGGACTATCTCCCCCTGGAATTATACTTTCGAGATTCAGGGAGTTTCCCTTGTGGTGATGATTATACTGATGATAATCTGCTATGGGCTTGGAATTTTTGGATTCTTCATCTGGAAAGAAAGATGGTTCTCTTTTGCAGGAGGGGTTCTCATGATACTTCTCGGGATATTCCTGACGCAGTATGGAATAGATATTTATAAAAACACAATGACCGATGCTATAGGAGGATTTACATTGGTTATCGGCTTCGTGTTCATGCTTGTCCCGATATTGGAAGACTTGAGAGAAAATGTAAATTGGTTTTTCAATAATTAACATGGCAAAAGAAATAACAGCTCATAAATACTCGAGAATGGTCTTCATGATCCTGTTCATTGGATTTTCAATAAATGCGATTCTGATGACTTATGGATTGCACTTCGGCTTCAATTATTACATTTCTGCTTACATGTCCCTTGCCGGGATGATTATGGGATTCGCTCTTGGAATGGCATGGGCTCATTATTTTAAAATCAAAAAGGAGGATTCAGATGGGAAAAGAAAAAGAAGATACTAAAGCCCCAGAGAAGAAAGAAGGAAGCACTATTGTTGTGAAAGAACTTCCAAAAGTCGATGCAAGGACTTTGACAGAAGATAATGGGACATTGCACCCAATCTTGACAGAAGAAGAAGCTATTGGCGAGATTCTGGAAAAAGTCAGGGCAATATTCAAGGCTGTGGCTAAATAAATTTTGTATATTGAACAAAGAGGAATGGCAATAAAAGTAATAAAAAAAATGTTTCATGATAGTCAGGTTTTCGTAGTCAGGAATCCAAAGAAAATAGAGTTCTGGAAAGACCTGGCATCAAGAACCAGCGAAATGCAGATAATTGAATTGGAGGATAAGGAAAAATGATTCAAGCAGCATTTCAGCTGGGGCAGACAATAATAACTGCAGAAGTTAATGGGGAAGGATTATTATTCAAAGATATAACAAATGCAAATATCATAGCTCCCCAATTCGGATATAATAATGTAATAAAGGAGTTTCCTGACCTGAAAGATGATCCATTATGGAAGACAAAAGCCGAGCAGAGGTTCATAGATTATTTTCATACAATCAAGGGAGAAATGGAAAAGATAATTTACATTGCACAGGAACTGAAGAAAGTCGGATATAAGCCAATGTATTGGATGAAGAAGGGATTCCGCACGCAAAAATTTGATAATAAAGACATGACAAGAGAAATCAGGAGAGCTCAATGAATGCCAGGAACGATTTGGGATGTTGTCTTGCCTGGAGCAGTAATTCTTATATTCGGAATTGCAATATATTCAAGATTCAAGAATCAGCCTTTGAGGGAAACCACTGCAGAGATAAGAGACTGGATAAAAGCAAGAATTGGGGAGATGAGGAATAATGGGTAAATCAAATAATAAAATTATGGGGAGAAATTTAAATGCCTGACATAGGCCTTGATACGCTCTCGCAAGAAGAGCAGAAGATAGTATTCGACCATCTGCAAAGAGTCTTCGGGACTGACAAGCCAGGAAACATTCATGATTTTTTATTAAAGGCAATCCAGCAGGAAGATACTACTAAACTTGGATTTCTTACAAAGGAAGAATTGGGAAATCCAAGGCATCCATTGAGGGCCTACAAGGAACTGCAGGTCATGGCCGATACTTTTGAGATGCCGGAGTTCAAGCAATATTTTGAGGACTTGGGAAACAAAGTTGTCACAGATCCTTCATTGAGCCTAAATGGATTCCTATTGATGCTTGCAATATCTGAAAGAAGGAGTCTTCAGGCAAGACTTCCAGGAAAAGCAGAAGGAAAGCCAAATAGGGGATGGTTCAAGTCAAGGAACAATAATCAAAATAGCGGAATGGAGGGAATAACATTTTAATTCGATTCACCGAATAATTATAATATGATAAAAATAATAGACAACACAAAAGAAGAGGAAAAGGAGAACATAGAATCTCCAATGGAGCAGAAAGAAGAGCCTTCAATGAGGGAGCAGATAAAGAAGATTTATGACATTTTTGAATCTATCGAAGATAAGAGCAAGAAGAAAGGAAAAAAGCCAAAGAAATTCAAGATTCCGCAAAGAGGAAGAGTTTCAAAATCAAAAGCCAAAAAAGGATGGATGATTATAGAAAAGATAAATGAAAACAGGAATATCTCCTTCGAAAAGCAGCAGGTAGAAATGGAAGTCTACAAGACTGCCGACGGAATCTATCATGCAACTGATGGAAGGGAGATTTTCTTCTATAAAGGAATGCCTTTGGTTCATCAGCCAGGGTGGAGGCAGAATCCCTATGATCCTCTCGCAAAGCCATCTGTCCCAACTGAAAATATACCAACTCAAAATAATGTTTATGGGCAGAAGCCGATTATAGCGAAGATGACTTTTGATACTTACAAAGAGGCAAACAAGAAAAAAGGAGGGGGAGCTTCTTTGCTCGTAGTTCTTGGAATCCTCGTCGGTGGATATTTGATTCTTCATTACTTGTTCCACTTATTTTAATGGGATATGATCATGCTTCTTGGAAATCATACGGAAAGGAAATTGATGACTTCATCGTCGAGATAAATATCAGGGAAATTAGCGGAGCGCCTCTAGATCATTTCATAAGCACAAGCAGTGCCCAGTTCAGGGGAATACTGAAAATAATGCAGGAAAAATACGGAATAATTTCAAATCTTACAAAACAAATTCCGGTAACCATGGTGGCAGTCGGGATTATGGTAAAAGCAGGCATTCCTTTCGATATTATAGATAAAGTAAAAGAGAATCTTGAAAGCAAGGGATTTAGATAAATTTATAAATTACTGGTAATTCACTAATTAATGGATATTTTTGTGAAGCCGACAGTAAATAAAAATAATGGGCAGATCAGGATTGATATTCCAAAGAAAGAATTATCGGAAAAGCTTAAAAGCCATCTATCCTCTGGAAAGAAAATAAACATAAAGATTGACGAGAAGATGTTAAAATGACATTTGGAGATTCGTTAATGAGATTTGATGAAAACTTGGAAAAGTGGATTCAGAACAATCATGGATTATATTTATTATTCGCAGTTATTTTGGGATTTGTATTGGCTTTTGGATTTTTAGCTTTGGTTGGAAACATTTCAATGACTTCAGGAATTGAAATTGGAACCCTTGTATCTGGAATTCTTGTTGTAACAGACTTGACAGCTTATGGGGGAAAAAATGAAGAATAATACTTATTCATGCAGAGGAGATGAAAGTCCTCCATGCCATCAACATCAGGTCAGAATATAATCCAGAATGTTATATCTGGAATTAAGGGCGCATTAGGAATCAATTCTTTTAATCCTTTTAGTCCGGGAGGCTACGAGAATGTAGTTGCAGGTATTCCTTATAATTGGCAACAAGGAGCTCCCGTTACACCGATTGTTGGTCCAGGAACTTCTGCACTTACAGGGGGTACTGTTGTTGCTGGTGCTGGTGCTGTTATTAGAGGTGGAAGTTCTCCATATTATGGTGGGGGAACTTTGACTACTGGGACTTCTGTCTCTCAATTATCTGGAGCAGGAGGAACTCTTGCAGCAACCGGAGGAAATATTGCGGCTCAGACTCAAGCAGCCAACGTTCAGAATATAATAGCTGGCGGGGGAAGTGCTTCTCAGCTTGCTAATTATCTTGCATCGCAGGGAGCAAGAGTTGGCGGAACTTCTGCAGCTGCATTGCAAGGAGCTCATCCCGATATAATTTCTACGAATTTTCCAACTACTCCAACTCTTACGCCAGATCAAATATCCAATCTTTCCCAAATAGAATTTAATCCGGGAAGTATGCAAAGACTAGGATATAATCCCAAATATGATTCTCAGGGAAACTTAACAGGTTATTCCTATAATATTCCAGCACCTCAAAGTCCTGCAGCAAATTATCTGACTAATCTTTTTGGAAATACAAGCAATCTTGTTCCTCTTCAAAATCAAACTCCATTATTGCCTGGGGGAATCTTGACAAGAACACCTACAAGAGGACAAGTTTTATTATCTGATATTCAAGGATATGGTGGATTTCCACTGGGAGTTCTCCCTGGTACAATCCAGTGGGCTGGACAAGGCTTAGGTGAATTGCTTGGAGGGAATATTGTCAATGGAAAATGGGTTCCTTCGAAAGCTGCTGGAGGAGATCAATATACGAGGCTAGGAGAATTTGCAGGAGAAACTCTTCCATATTTTATTCCAGGAGCCGGGCAAGTCTTATTATTGAATCAGGGAATCTCTGGATTGACGAATGCTCCTATTCCAAAGATGCAGAGGACAACTACAAGCGAATATCTGCAGTCTAATCTCGGAATTTCTCCGAGAGCTTCAAATGTTTTAGCTTATGTTCCTCCTTCAGTTGAAACAGGATTAGGTGCTTTGGGAATCGGACTTCTTGCAAGGAATTCTATCCTTAACTCGCAAATTCCAAAAAATCCAAGCGTTGAATCTGTGTCTGAAAGAGGTCAGACTCCAAGCGGAAATGAGATGCTCAATACCTTAGTCAGAACAAGCTATGGAACTCCAGAAACAACGCAGTATACAATATCAAGAGAGGGAATTTATCCAACTTCAAATGAAAGATATTTGAGCTTTGGGGGAGGCTATTCGCAAAGCCTCGTCGATGGAAATACTATCATAGGAAAATTTACAAGCGGAGGAGTTTCACAGGAATTAGGGCAAGGCAATATAATAAGCTCCCGCAATTTCTTCTCGACTGAAAATCCTCTCGCTGGTTCTCTTAATATTCGATCTGCAACACCAATAGGAGAACAGGGAGTTTTGGGAAAATCTTATATAAATGAGCTCTCAAGAATAAGCTCCGAGGGAAAAATATTACCAACAACAATTTATGATCCTAAAAGCAGCCTGGTAACATTCCAGACTAATCCTGATGGAACTATCAGCTTTATTGGTTCAAGCAATCCTTCAATGAGAATTTATCAATCTGGAAAGATAACTTTCACAGCAAAAGATTTGAACATTAAAGGTTTTGTGATTGATGTCCAGGACGAAGCGGGAAATAATATAGGACAAATCCAGACTACAAAGCTATCCCCTCAATTACAGAAAGTTCTTGCAAATCAATTAAGCTCTGCTGTTTCAATAGCCAAATTAAATGCCCCATCTCCCGTTCCGCCAACATCTATTCAATTATTTCCAATTCCTTCATATCTTGGGGGGGGATATTCAACAAGGCCCCAGGTTTCGAGTTATGCCTATAATCCCGAAATGCTAAGCCCTTCTTTAGTTTCAGGAGCGACAGTAGAATCACAGCCTTTAAGGATTCCGCCATCTTCAACAATAAATCTTAATCTTCCAAGTCAGGAGGAGATTACAAGAACTTCTTTGATTCCTTCTTTAAGGATTTCTTCAAAAGAAATCCAGTCCTCAAAAGAAGCTGCTGGGTTAAGCTCTTCACAATCAAATATCTTGGCGGCTGATCCTTCTCTGACTACCATGACTCTTCAGAATCAGATTCAGCCCCAAGTTTCACAGGAAGCTCAGATTCTGGCTCAGCAGGAGCAGCAGCAATTAGTCCAGCCATCTATATTAATTCAGCCCCAGCCATTGATTACACCTGAAAACAATATTTCGCCTGTTCCTCCAATCTTTCCTTTATTCTCACAGACAAATGAAAAGAGAAACCTAAGATTTCTAAAAGCTACGAAAGAATTCCTTGGAATTACAAAGAGAAGAGGAAAAGAGATTGTTCTTGGAACTGCTCCAACTCCTGAACTTGCGGAAAGATTAGCGGTTGATGCCTCATTAAAGACATTAGCAAGAAGCGTTATTGTCAGAGAAAAGTCAACTCTGAAACAAGTTCCTATATTGAATCCAAGCCCGCAACTATTCAGGCCAAGCAAAAGAAACCCATTGACTTTTGTCGAGCGTAATGCTCTTCAATCAAAATCAGAAGTGAGAGAAATAGAAAGCTACAAAAAAAGAGTATTTAAACCATATAGGATTAATAAAGTAAATGCAGGGATAAGGAAGAGAAAATGAACAAGAGAGGCTCTATAGGATATGCTGTGATGTTTGCGGTATTATTATTCTTTTTTGCACTGGCGATAGGGACAGCGATGAATTCTTCAGTGCAGGGAGTCAGAGTCTCTATGGGATGCACTAAGATATTCTCGACCCTTGATTTTGGAAGTCAAGCGACATGCACGATGATGGATATCTATTCGCCTTTCTTTGTGGCAATAATATTCGGGCTTATTGGAATGATTATAGGAGGATTCGCATGAACAAGAAAGGCGAGGGGGCATTCCTTGGAATTGTCCTCGCAGTCGTCTTCTTCATATTCGGAACCATGTTCATTCCACTTGCAGAAGATTTGGTAACTAATAACAGGAGCCTGTTTTTATGCGCGACTCCTTCGCTGATTTCAGACGGGACAAAATTATTATGCCTGATAAATGACGCGGCAGTTCCTTATTTTATACTTGCGATATTAAGCATCTGCTTTGGGATGATATTGGGAGGAAAAATTAAAAGATGAACAAGAAAATATTTATATTATTATTCGGGGCAGTTTTATTATTGGCAATACTGCCATATCTTCATGCAACTCTAGATAATGAATCATTGGTTGCTTTAAGTTCCCAATATGCAAATGGCTATCCTTATGCAAATTGCGGGGCTGGAACATCATACAGGGGAATGCAGATAACTCCTTTGATAAACAATGTCGCAATAGTCAATGTAACATTATATGGACTGGAAACTGCTACAACTGCCTATGTTTATGTGAATGGAACTCCATCAACTGGAACTCTTCTGGGAAGTGCATCTTTCAGTGGGGTCACGGCAACATTTTCCAATCCAATTAGTTTAACTAATGGATATAATTATTTGATTGCTGTGAATAATGGCGGGAGCTCATATCAGCAGTGTTATGCAAGCGGGGGTGGATTTACAGCCCCCCCAGGACTTCCTGGAAACTGGATTAACTGGACAGGAACTTTTGATGGGAATAATATGCAGGTTGGAGCTCCTGAAGATTTTATCAGCATCATGCTTCAGAATACTTCAACCCCTACCCAGCTTAATCTGACTCTTCCTGCAAACCAATCTAATATCATTGTAACCGGAACGAATTTCGTCGTGAATTATACAAATGCTTCAATAAATATCAATAATGCGACATGGAACAATGCGACTTATTTTATATGGTTTAATAATGGAACCTTATGGAATTCTACTAATATTAATTTAGGAAACCTCTCGACTACAACTTCATCAGTATCATTCGGAAATTTTCCAGTGGCGAATTTTACCTGGAATGTCAAAGGATTTTATTCAAACTCCACGAAGACTAATTCAACTTGGGCTACAAACGGAAATTTCACTTTCAATACTTCAAACCAGATATTTAATTATAATCTTACCGCTTATGAAACATCAAACCAGCAATTTGCTCTTACTCTTATAACCAATGGATATGCTCCCTCAAATTATTCCCTGAATTATGCCAACAAATTTTATGCGGCAGCCTTATCTTCGGGAGGTTCAAACACATATAATATCTCAAGCTCTCTTGATGTTCCTATAGGAATAGCATCAAATAATTTTTATTTCAGCTGGAATAATGGAACTGCACAAGTTAATTCTTCCACATTACAGCAGAATGTAAGCAATATTTCTTTAGCTTATTGCATTGGCGGAAGCCCATATATAAATTTCAGCTTTCAGGATGAACTTAACCAAACTGTCTTGAATGCCACAACTCCAACATCAACTTTCAATTACTGGCTGGGAGGCGGAAGCATCTTCAAGACATTGTCTTATTCAAACTCTACCCAGAATTACAATTATCCTTTCTGTTTTCTTCCATCAAACCAGACAATCAGCATGAATTATTCGATAAGCTACAATGCTCCCTCTTATGCGACAAGGACAAATGTCATAGGAAACATGCTATTTTCAAATGCCATTACGAATATTATTTTATATCTCCTGCAGATTCCGTCCGGACAGATTGTCACATTCCAGGTCGTAAATTCGGCAACACAGCCACTCATAGGAGTTAATGGGACAGCAACGAAAGTGATAAATGGAAGTTCCACTATTGTTGGTTCAGGAATAAGCGGACAGGATGGCGGAATTTCATTCTTTGTTGATCCTTTGACACAATATACATTTGCATTTAATCTTGCAGGATATAACCCTTTCACTGAAACGATCTTCCCTACACAGACTGGTTATACCATAACACTTGGAAGTTCCTCTGGAAACCAATCAGATTATACAAGGGGAATAAGCCAGTCAATCAGCCCGCCAGTCCAAACTCTTAATAATGGGACTTTTTATCTTTTCAATTATTCGATAAGCAGCGCATATTGGGCCCTGCAGAATTTCAGCTTTAATCTTTATGGAAGCAATGGAACTTTAATAGGCTCGAACAGCTCTTCATCCCAAACTGGCGGAAGCATTACTTTCAACGGGAGCGTTCTTAATTACAGCTATGTCAGGATGAATTATTTCTATTATATAAACAACACTATAGTAAATTCAACAGTCGCATGGGATGTCTTCAATAATGTAGGAACAGGATTCAGCCTTGCAAATTTCTTCTCCGATTTTACGGCAGACGTAAATTCAGGCATGTTCGGCCTCGATTCTTTTTCTGCAGCGCTGATAATCTACATAATCATATTCTACGTAACTGGATTTATATCCTGGAAATTCTCGCTTCAGAATCCGGGAATAATAATGGGGATAATGACTAGCCTTGTAATTTTCTTCGACTGGGTATTGGGATTTGACGGTTTCCTTAATCCGATAGGAGCCATTCCATACTTTCCTTCTGCCTTGATGCTCTTCATGACGATAGGATTTATCATCCGGGAGACTACGAGATGAAGATTGTATGGAATTATGTGTTTGTAATCACTGGAACAGCCTTGCTTCTCCAGCTTGGAGGAGTGACTATAGGGGCGTTGAATTCATTGTTTAATCTTCTCGGAATCACATTCAATGCCCTCGGGCTGACAAGCTTCAACATAACCTCTAATTTCTGGCAGGCCGTGTTTGGAAGCGCAGGAATATGGGCAGGAATAGGGCTGGGAGTCATAATCGGATTCTTCACTAGAACAAGCCCTGAAAACTTCGTAATACTTCCTTTCATAACCACGACACTTTATCTTTACGTGTCGATAATAATCGGAATAATAAATTATGGCTTGTCATTCACGCCATGGATAGGGGCGGTTACTGGATTGATCCTTGCTCCATTCGCATTTAATTTAATCGTCGCGCTCGTTGAATTTTTCAGGGGGACTGATTTCTGATGGCAGTATATCTCGCTCCATTTGCTCTTGATAACTTATTTGTGAATGTCCTTGCTGGAAACTGGAATATCTTCATATTCCTCGCCCTGATCCTAATTTCAGCTGGAGCAGGTTTGTTCAGGATGCCGGACAGGGTTTATCTTTCATTCGTAGTATTATTCGGAGTGTTCATGGCAGTGCATCTGGGAGGATTGTACGCCTTGATGCTTGTATTGGTCGGTCTTGGAATTTATTATGGTCTGGCTAAATTAGTAAAATATTAAATTTATAAAGAGAAGATACCTTTAAAAAACATAAAAATGGGGATAAAAGAGTTTGTGGAAGATTTTCAAGCAAAACGGAAAGAGAAAAAAAGAGTCGAGAAAGAGATGACTGAAGAGGACAGAATCTACACGAAAATCCAGGAGAAGAAAAAGTCCCCGATGCAAAGGGAACTTGAAAGATTCCAGAAGCAAGAATCCGAGAAGAAGATTTCCGATGCTGTGATGAAGTTCAGGAAGCAGAGGCATCATGAGGCGATGGAAAATTCAATGATAAACCAGAAAGGCATTTTCAATACTCCGAAGGAAAGCCTGCTGATAAATGCCGAGCCGATATTCTCGAAGCCAAGGAAAAGCGCTGTTACTGATACCGGGATTTTATTCAATGAGAGGGTGAAATTATAATGGTAGAATCGATAACTACAAAAGACTTGTTCCAGCAAAAAGAAAAGATGGCTGGACTGAAAAGATTCGTGCAATCAAAGAAGATTGAAAATTCCGAGAAAAGGAAAGAAAAAAAGGAGAAGATTGAAAATTCCGAGAAAAGGAAAGAAAAAAAGGAATTGCCAAAGATTTTGAATCTTAAGAATCCTTTAGGAAAAAAGAAAGTTTCAAGAAGCATAGGATTCAGGAGCTCTCCTAAGAGATTATAATGCCGAAAAAATGGATACAAGATATAATTGATAAGAAAAAAAGGGGGGCATTGCATGAGGAATTAGGCATCCCAATAGGAGAGAAGATTCCGAAGACTCTTCTTCAGAAGATCGACAGAACAAAAATAGGCCAGAGAATAACGAATCCCACTCATGAAGGAAAGAAGGAGCTGAAAGTGACAAAGCTCTTGAAGGAAAGAGCTGAATTTGCAACACGATTAGGCGGTTTTCATCATGGAAAGAAGAGGAGGGGAGAATAAATGGACAAGACAAATCAAACATTTGTAGGCGGAGTATTAATCCTGTTCATTGGAGTAATTATAGCCCTGGCATTTTTCCCTATAATCACAAATTCCAATGGTATTGAAACAGGCACTTTCTATGTGACAAATCAGACTTTCAACATCACAAATGCTTATAATGCCACAGGTGTAATACCTAATTCAACGAGCCTAAATGCTCAGATAACACTGAATGGCGCAAATGTCCAGGGGGGATTTTCCAATATTGTTTTAGGAAACCAGACTAGAAATACAACTCAGGGAACAGATTGGATCATAACAGAGCCTACTTCAATTGGACAAAATGGAGTAATACAGGTTCTCAATAGCTCAGTTACTAATGGGCTTGGAAATGGATCATTGATTTCAGTATGGTATAATTACAATATGGTTGGCTATGCTCCTAATAATGGATCACAAGCTATATCAGGATTAATAGCATTCTTTGCTGCACTTGCTATAATTATCTTTGCAATGAGATATTCTATAATCCACTGGATAAAGCCAAAATAAGGCCTGAATTTTAACTTATTGTTTTTATGTTCAAATGGGCGAACTCCATTAAACTCTTTTTGAGTTTAAGTTCGAGACACCGCCCTTTGCTTTTTTTTATAACAGGCTTTGCACGAATGCAATAAACTATATAAATATTTTGGTACCATAAAATTTATATATTACTATTTCATACCACTTAGTATGACTAATCATACTTATCATACTAAGTCTTATAAATCATACCCTTCTAATTTAAATTATGAAGGAGAAGGTAACAAAAGGAAAGATAACTATTTCTATCAGTCAAGAAGTTTTGAAAAACTTAGACGATTATCGTGGAAAAATAAAACCCGTTCAGCCAGACAGATCTCCCATAATAGAAATTGCAATAAAAGAGTATTTGGGAAGGGAGAAGAAATGATTGAAGATATTAAGAACATATTAAGAGATTCAAATTATGGTCTGAATCTATTTAGCGAAAAAGAACTTCTAGATTTTAGCAAAAAAATTAGAAAGAGGGAAAACAAATATTATCTTGATTGTATAATAAGAAAAAAAGAGATAGTTTTGAAACCTGAAGAAATTGTAAGACAACTCTATCTAAATAGGTTAATTAACAAATATGGTTATTCTGAACAAAGAATAAGAGTTGAGTATCCAATTAATTTTGGGAGAGAGGTAAAATTTGCAGATATAGTTATTTTTGATAAAGATAGACCTAATGTAGAGTATATTATAGTAGAAATAAAAAAACCTAAATTATTAGATGGAAAAAGACAACTTCGTTCATATTGTAATGCTACGGGGGCCCCAATTGGAGTTTGGACAAATGGAGATCAAATATCTCATTACAATAGAAAAGATCCAAATTATTTTGAAGATATAACAGATATTCCTGATTCTAAACAAACACTATTAGAAATATTAAAAGAAAGATTCACATTAAAAGACCTAATAATAAAGGATAAGATTCCTAATGAAGGAAAATCGTTAAAAACAATTATCTTAGAAATGGAAGATGAAGTTCTCGCAAATGCGGGAGTTGATGTCTTTGAAGAAGTATTCAAATTGATTTTCGCTAAACTTTATGATGAGCTAAAGAGTAGAGAGGACAAGCTTTTAGTTGAGAGATATATAAAAAAGAAAATAAGTGAATATAGGTTTGATAATTTTGATAAAATAAAAGAAGTATTATCTGATTTTGATGATTCAGATTTTAGGAATTTAGAATTTAGAAATACAGGACAATCTGAAGGAGATTTAAGAAAAAAAATACAAGATTTGTTTGATGAAGCAAAAGATATTTGGAAAGGAGTTTTCCAAGAAGATAGCAAAATTGCTTTAACTCCTTCACATTTAGCAGTTTGTGTCTCTAGTTTGCAAGATGTTAAATTATTCAATTCTAATCTTCAAGTTATAGATGAAGCTTTTGAATATTTAATAAATAAATCTGCCAAAGGAGAAAAAGGTCAATATTTCACACCAAGACATGTTATTGATATGTGTGTAAAAATGTTAAATCCAAAGAGTGGGGAATATATGATTGATCCTGCCGCAGGTTCTTGTGGTTTTCCTGTTCATACAATCTTTTATTTAACAGGTCATTTATTCTCAGGATTAGATGTTTCAAAAGAAGATAAAAAAGATATGTTAAAAGTTTTTGGAATAGATTTTGATGAAAAAGCAGTTAGAGTTGCAAGAACATTAAATTTAATTGCGGGAGATGGTAAGACTAATGTACTACATCTTAATAGTCTAGACTATGAAAGATGGGATGAAACTATATCGGATAAAAAATGGTTTTCAACATATGGTGAAGGATTTGAAAGATTGGAGAAACTTAAGAGAGATCAAGATTCCTATAAAGAATTTAATTTTGATATAGTCATGGCAAATCCTCCTTTTGCAGGTGATATAAAAGAGCCACGTATTATACATAAATATAGTTTTGGATATAATAAAAATGGAAAGCCTGTAAATAAAATTGGGAGAGATATTTTATTTATTGAAAGAAATTTAGATTTATTACGACCTGGTGGAAGAATGGCAATAGTTCTTCCTCAAGGGAGATTTAATAACACTAATGATAAGCTTCTAAGAGAGCATATTATGGACCAGGCTAGGATTTTAGGAGTTGTAAGTTTGGGAGTCAATACCTTTAAACCTCATACTGGAACTAAGACCTCTGTTTTATTTCTGCAGAAATGGGATGATGAAAAATGCCCTAAAAAAAATAATTATGAAATCTTCTTTGCAGTTTCTGAAAAATCAGGTAAAAATAATTCTGGAGATTATGTCTATTTGAATTCAGATAATAATAAACCTAAAGTAGATAAAAATGGTCATTTAATAATAAGTCATGACTTGCACAATCATGGCGGAGAACTCCCTGATGGTATAGCTGAGAAATTTGTTGAATGGGGTAAGAAAGAAAAATTAAGTTTTTTGAAATAATATGGAAAACCTTAAACCCAACAAGAGAGCGTTTATTATTAGGTATGATTGCAGATTTGAGTAGAATAAGAATAGGAGACTTTATTATATTTTATTTACAACAGAGTGAAAAGGTTGATGGAAAGTTTTATGGAATTTTTAAAGCAAAATCTTTGGGATTTTTAGATAATAATGATGAAAATCAATATTTAAAAGAAGATTTGCAAAAATCACTTACATTTAGAATTATTATAGAACCATTTGAAGTATATCCTGAAGGAGTAACTGAGTGGGAAGCATTAGATGAAATAAAAGACATACAAAAACCCAGTCAAATGATGTGGAGCCTAATTTATCGTAAACTTAGAGCAAATAGGGGAAATACAATGATAACTCCTTATGAATCAGAAAGGTTGTTTCATTTAATAAAAGAGAAGAATAAAATAAGTAAAAGAGAAAAAATAAATTCTAAGAATTTTTCATTTGATATTGAAAACCAAATAATTATTTCATCAGATAAATTTAATACCTACAATGGGAGAAAAGTAAAAATAAATGTTCTTCCACGTTTAATTTATAAATATAAAAGTAACCCCCCACTTGCCTTTGAAAGTCATCTACAAGCATACATAGTTCAAAATTTAGAATTAGATAATTATTTGAAAAATCTTTTAATTCAAAACAAAAAAATAGAATGGATAGGAAATGAAGTCTCTTGTGGGGTTGGTATGCAAAGAATCGACATTTTACTCTCTTTTGAAGATGAAGAGAAAATTATTTTTCCTATAGAACTAAAAGCTGTTCCAGCAAAAAAATCTCCAATTACTTTTATTTTTTCTTTTATTTCTTTATTTACAACAAAATGTATAAACTCTAATAAAGATAATTTACTTCCAATATAATTAAGGGTCATTTTTTATTCCCCATCTTCGCTTTTAATTAATCTACACCATTCACACTTTTCTTCTTTATTGGTGTCTCTAGGACAAGGACCATTAAGAAGCTTAAGAGCCTTTTTCCAAATCTTTTCTGCGTTTGTTGTATCAATCTTCATCTTTATTAATTTTGTATCAAAAATAACTTCTCCTGTTTGAGTAACTTCTTTTGGAATATAAAACAATAAGAAAGCGAAATCTTCTGTTTCATAACCATTTTTTCTTAAAAGGAAATTGTAAATATCCAGTTGATTTCTATAGTGTTCCGCTGTATCTTCTTTTAATGGAAATCCTCTTGTCTTGTAATCAAGAACAATTATTTTTTTCCCTTTAACTAATAAATTATCAACTGCTCCATGAAGAATATTTTCTTCCTTATCTTTCCAAGATATTCCCTTGAAATTATTTCTCCATTCGTCAAGGAGTTCTTTATCATCAAATAATTTCATATTTTTACAATCTCCATTATTACATATTTCTGGAGGAAGTGTTCCTTTATCTCTGAACTTATCAAAATGTTTTTTTAATATGTTATCCATTCCAGAAGGCAAGCTGGGAAATATAGAATCAGGACGATTCCATACTTTATGTTGTGCAAGCCAAAAACATCGTGGACATTCTTCCATAAGAGAAAGAGATGAGGGAGAAAGTTTGAAAGTCATCTTTTTCCTCTAGGTCTTCCAGACTTTATATTTTCAATTTTTCTAATTTTGTTCATTGTAATAAACCAAATCAAAATAAAAGTAAAAATAAATAATATAGCAAAAGATATTTTTAACCAATCTTTTTCTCCAGTTATAATTAAAAAAAGTCCACTTCCAGCAAGACTACCAATAAATCCACCTAACAATCCCAATTCTATTCCTCTCCAAAACATATATCTTTGCCATTTAGTAAATTTCATTTTATTTTTCACTCAATTCTTTTATTTCTTCATTAATCGCTTTTTCTGGACTTTTAAGTTTATAGATAGTCTTTCTTGCATCTTCTTTTGACATCTTCATTTCAAGCCAACCAGATTTTCTTAATTCGGATAATAAAACAGCTAGAGATGTATCTTTTGGTAGAATTTTTTTAGCTTGGTCTTTTGTAAATTCTTTCTCTTTGAATTTGCTCCAAAGTTTAGAATAACGTCTCATAATCCATTCTGGAAGATGTTGTACCATTTTATAAGTTATATACTTATATAATAAGATTATTATATAAATCTTCTTTTTCCGAAAGATTTATTAATTACTTAAGTATTACTTAAGTAATGTCTAGACCACCAAAATATAAAGAGTTACAAGAATTAGAACTAACACAGAGTATAGATTTCGAAGATTTTTATTTTTCTGGCTTAAATATCAACATTTTCTCCTGTGCTTTCTTTATATTGAGTTTGACTTCAATTCCATGACCTAGTCTTTTCTTTTTCAAGTATAAGATTAAGCCTTGTAAGTGAAAGCTGAAAACCCCAATCGCAAGGTGCAGTTTTATTTCCATTCCGAGTTTGATTAATCATTTTGCTTTTCTCCCATCTTTCTTTTCTCCTTTAATTCTTTTAATTTGGTGTAGTGTTTTTGTTCCTTTTCAAATTTGTCCATTATTTCTTTAAGAGGTTTTAGTTCGTTTCCCATCTCTTTTCTCCTTTTCTATCTCTTCTTGAAACTTGAATGCCTTGAAGTGCTTGTTGCAAATCAGGACTTCTTTGTTTCCAAATTGATACTTATGAACTCCTTTAAGATGGCAGCTGTTAAGCCAGCATTCTTCATTTATCCCTTTGGATGCTGGTTTGGGTTTCATTTTAATCTCTTCATAAGTCCTCTTGGCAAGGAGACCCCTGAACTTGTTCGGGGGAGGAATTGCCATTCCCTCTTTCTTCTTGTTCTTGAATGTATCTTCTGATAGTTTCTGCTGTAACTGTTCCAGCAGTTCCAACATAGTAACTTGGGCTCCAAATATGTCCTTTCCTTAATTCTCTTCTTAATCCTGAAAACTTTTTGAATAATTGTATTGCTAATGTTCCTTTAAGAATTTTGATTATTCCTGTTGGACTTTCGTAAGGTGGAGCAGATAAAAATAAATGTAAATGGTCTGGCATTATTTCCATTTCAATTAACTTCCAATTTTTACTTGAACAGATTGTTTCAATTATAGATTTTGTAAAATCTTTAACTTCTCCTACGAGCAAATTCTTTCTATACTTCGGACACCAAACGAAATGATAATTAATATTATATGTAGCTGATTTTGTTCTTTCTTTTTCCATAAGAATACTAATACCATAAGGTTTATATACTTTACTATCTAATGAGTTATTATGGAAAGAACTATCAAATTTGAAATTCCCTATGACAAAGATATAATTGACACTATCACTGAATTTAACGAAGTTGTTAATTTCTGTATGAGAGTTGGATTTGAAAATAGGACTATCAATAAAAATGATATTCACAAACTCACTTATTATGAAATAAGAGGAGAGAGTGATTTGCAGAGTAGTCTTGTTTGCAGTGCAAGAGACCAAGCTTCCGAGATGTTGAAGAGAGAAAGGCTTAGAGTTGTTCCCTTTAAAAAAACTTATTCTGCAATAAGATATAATCAAAGGACTTTCAGTTTCAAGAATGGAATTATTTCTATGACTACCATCAATGGAAGAAAAAAGATTATTCCCAAAGTTCCTGAATATTTTTCCAAGTATCTCGTTGGAGAAATTAAAGCTATTGTTATTTTCTTTAAAGATAATAAAATTCAAGGAAGGATGATTGCTAAAATTGAAACTCCTGAAAAGTTGGAAGTTAAAAATATTCTTGGCATTGATAGAGGTATTCTTAATCCTGTTGTTACAAGTAATAATCAATTCTTTAATAGCAAAGATATTAGAAGAGTTAAAGGAAAATATTCTTGGATAAAAAGTAAGCTTCAGTCCAAAGGCACCAAATCTGCTAAGAGACATTTGAAAAGATTGGCGGGTAGGGAAAACCGTTTTATGACTGATATGAACCACATCTTGTCTAAGAAGATTGTTGAAATGCCCTTTGAGTGCTTCGCACTTGAAAAACTTGAAATAAAAAGAACTAAAAAACAAGGGAGAAAATTTAACAAGAAACTCGGAACTTGGGCTTTCAGACAATTCCAAACTTTCTTGGAATATAAGTCTGAGAATGTTGGAAAAATTGTTGTTCTTGTTAATTGTAGATACACCAGTCAAGTCTGTTCTAACTGTGGGCATCTTTCCAAGTCTAATAGGAAAGGAGTTTCTTTCAAATGTTTGAAATGTGGTTTTAGTTTGCATAGCGATTTAAATGCCTCCCGTAATATCACTGAACTCGGCAAAGCTTTGTTCAGTAGGCTCCAAGTCAATGAGCCAATCGTAGCGAGTTTGCATAAAGCTCAGTTACAAGCCCCCCAATTTATTGAGGGGTAATTGACATTCGAAAAAAGATTTAGATGATATGGGCGTTGATTATATTGAAGGAGCGATCTATTTTAATCGTTCAAAAAAGGATGGTAGCTTCTCAGAAATCCCAGAATTAGCCAGTTTTCCCCTATAGATTTCGAAGATTTTTATTTTTCTGGCTTAAATATCAACATTTTCTCCTTTTACTTCAACTGAAGGGCGGAAGGAAAAATTATCTACAGGGATAACACCCTTTTTTATACTATAAGGGAAGTACTGGAGTTGACATATTAGAGTGAAATCATATGTTACCCCTGTAACTTTTAAGATTTCCACTTAATTCCCTCCCAATATCTTAATCCAAAGTCTGAATCTTGACTTTCACTTGCTCCAAGATGGGCGGAAGATTTTACCTACTACATCAACAATACTATAAAACTTCCTTTCAAATGGTTGAAAAGGTTTGAAAAGGTTTTTTACCATTTTAACCTTTTGGGATTTTGAAATGGTTGAAAGGTTAACCCCCTATAGGGGTAACCATTCAACCTTTCATCCTTTACACAGGGATTCAACCTTACCCCTAAAATCATTCCCAAACCCCCAAATTTAGTTCTTTTGACACTTCATACTTCCCTCTTTTGCCTTCATTTTTAACCACTACACCATTATTTAGCAGTAAATTTAAAGCATTTTTGAAGCCTGAAATATTATACCCCTTGGAGAGGATATAAGTCTGGGCTTCTGTAAAACTAAATGAACTTTTATTGTTATTCATAATCCAATCTGTTATTGCTTTTGCTACCTTTGTTTCAATCCCTTCCGGAGTTCCAAGATACTTTAATTTAAAGTAAGAAGTTTCATCTGATTCAATTTTCAAGCTGAAAGGAAGAAGTTCTTTTGCTCCCCTATTCTTCGTTTGCTTCAAAGTTATAATGTCTCCTTTCCTTTCAATCTGAATTATTCCATCAACAAAATTAGCCAAATCTGAAGAGCCTCTTAAAGCATCTACTTCATCATTTCCCTTATCACCTTTCTTTTCGTGATGCAGAAGTATTATAGAAACTCCAGTTCTTTCGCATAATGGCTTTAGAAGATTAACAAAAAGGAATGAAACATTAGTTGCATCATTTTCGTCAAAGCCCACTAATCTTCTGTAAACATCACAAATCAGAACAGAGATATTCTTTTCCTTTATGATTTGTTCAAGTTTGAATAAGTCTTCAATAATGTCCAGTTTGATATAGCTTTCAGAGATAAAGCCAACATCCAAATCTTCTTCAGTTTCTAATCCCTTCTTTACCATCATTTG